TCTTAAGGTAGTAGCAAGCGCTATTACTAATTTTAATGCGTGGATGGATAATTATTTTTTATGGGCTATAGCTGGCCTTACTTCTGTAATTACCTTACTTAGCAAGTATCTTTTATCGAAAGCGGGAGCAAAAGCGGGCGGTAAGTCTGTTATTGATAGTTTAAAAAAGGGTCAGGTTAACAATGGTAAAGCTGGTAAGGTTAACAATGGTAAAGCTGGTCAAGTAAGAGGCAAAATTAAACGCTACCCTGGGCTAGCTCCACCTGCAGCAGCAAAAGGTTTGCCATGGTGGGCTAAAGGCGGGGCAGCAGTTGCAGCTGCACTTACGCCGGGTACATTAAACGAAGGCGAAGATGCTATGTTTGAGCCTGGTGGGCAGTACTACAATAAAGACTGGAGGCTAACTGGCACTGACACTGCAACAAACCCATCTGACAAACTACCGCTCTCTAGCCCAGCTAACGACGCAATGAAATCTATACGCCTAGCCGCGGAAGCAGAGACTTCTCTACTGGAAGAAAAGATTATCATAAATAAGTTCTTTGATAGCTTATTAACAACTCCACAAGATATAGGTGAGTTAGAGGTGGTTAAAGAAGCTTCTAACGGTCTAGCTGCAGCAATGGGCGCAATTAATGATATGAATTTCAGTGGCGCAAATCAGCTGTTTGAGGGACTTGAGACAGTAGACATGGAAGCAGAAATGGCTAACGCTGAAGCTGCTATGGCTTTAATGGAAGCTAACTGGGAGAGAAGACAAACTGTATGGGATACCTTAGGTCGTTCAATGACTGCAGGGTTTAATACTTACGCTGCAACCATTAAGACTGAATTAGATATGATGGCGGATAACTTTGCTTCAGCATTTCAACACATGGAAGACGCTATGTTTCAGTTTGTAACTACAGGTAAGTTAAATTTCAAAGACCTATTTACATCTATAGCTTCAGACTTCCTTAGAAGTGGAGTTAAGTCAGTGTTATCTAATATGTTTAAGACTGGTGGAGCTGGTGGAGATAACCCTTTATCAAGCTGGTTAGGTTTCGCAAATGGTGGACAGCCACCGCTTAACACACCAAGTATCGTAGGAGAAAGAGGCCCAGAGATATTCGTTCCTAAACAAGCTGGAACAATCATTCCAAACCATGCAATGGGTGGAGGTCAAACAGCCAATATAACTTTCCAAGTTAATAGCTTAGATCCGTCAACAGCAGCAGATGTAATAGTTAGTAATAGGAAAGTAATCGAAGGCGTTATAGCTAACGCATTTAATTCAAGAGGAAGAGTAGGATTCGCATAATGAAAACACCAAGCAATATAACATTAACAAGTATTACAGCAGTCAAGAAGTCAATCTCTATGTCTATGAAGCAGTTCACAAGGACTGTAGATAATCAAAGATGGAAATTAGATGTTAACTGGTCTGTACTAACTCAAGCAGAGTATAGAGAAATCTCAGCATTTTTAATTGATAAAACAAGCAAGAGTTTCACAGTAGCTATACCAGAATTAACCAATGGACTAGGTACCTGGTCTAACGTAAAAGTTTCAATGGATCCTGCAGCATTATCTACTGCTAGTAAGACACTAGCAGTAGTATCTGATAACGATATCTTTACTGAGGTAAAGGTAGGAGACTTCTTTAGAGCTGGCGCTAGTACTAAAGTATACCAAGTGACTAAAGTGGCAAGTGTATACACAGATAGTGGATACGAAAAACAGATTTCATTCTTCCCTTCTCTAATTACTACTCCATCTAATGATGAGTTCTTAGAAGGCAAAAACGTAGAGTTTACTGTTAAGACTACAGATAACGAGATGGCTGTTCCTATTAGTAGTAATCAGACTTACTCTTTAGGCTATACAGCTTTAGAGGTTTAATATGAGATCTTCAAGCGTACTATTTGAACAAGCTATAAGTAAGGATGATATTAGGCCGTATCACTTAATCTATATTGACTTTGAATCTGATCCGGTGAGAGTTACTGACTACCCTCGTAACGTATCTTGGGATGGTTACTTATGGGCTTCAGCCGGTCACTTACTAGGCTTCTCTGATATTAAAGAAAACAAAGAACTTAGAGTTGATGAAGTAACAATAACTCTATCTGGTGTAGACCAGACTGTAGTCTCTGGAATGTTAAACAACAATCTATTAGATAACAGAGTTAAGATTTATTACGGAGTTGAATCCGCAGCTAATGAAGAAGAGCCAACAGCTACATTTGTAGACCCGATGTTAGTTTTCGAAGGCTCAATAGCTTCATACAGTTTCCAAGAAACAAAAGATACAGTTACTTGTAGCATGAGAGTATCTAATGTCTTTGCTGACTTCAATAGAGTAGCGAGTAGACATACTACTGACGCTGAACAACAACACTACTTCCCAGGCGATAGAGGCTTTGAGTTTGCCCCTCGAATAAAGTCTGACCTTACATGGGGCAAAGCCTCGTAAATTACTTTAGGTCTTTAGGTACCCCGCAATGGGGCCAGGTAGATTGTAACGTTATCGCTTTAGACCTATTAAATGCAGATGTTCCACCAGTTAGAGGGCAATATTCTACTGAGTTAGGAGCATTTAAGTTCTACAAAAAGTACCCTCTTAGATGGGATGAGGTACTGCCCCAATACGCGCAACCAGTGAAGAAGAACTTCGCGCAAGTAGGGGATTTATTAATAACTAATCATGATAAGTATGTTGAGATTAGATTTTGGATGGGAACTCACGTAGTTTCAATAGACATGCAACAAAAGAAAATAATAACTACTAGAGGTATGCCTCTGGATGTTAATCAAATATGGAGAGTAAAGAATGGGAAGTAGTGTTAAAGAAGCATTAGGAATGGCTCTAGTAGTAGGTTTATCTTTCCTCGCACCTGGTTCACAGGCATTCACTTGGAGTTTATTCGCTAAAAGAGTAGTCTTTACTTTAGTATCTCAGAAATTAGGTGAGGCTTTAGCTCCTGGGCAAGAAGCGTTTGATAATTCAAGTAACGGAGCCAAGGTTAGTAAAGCCGGTACGAACCAAACCATACCAGTTATATACGGTAACGCCATAGTTGGCGGAACTGTAGTCTATATGAACATCAATGGTGTTGATAATGAGTATCTAAATCTTGTTTATTCATTATGTGAAGGTGAGATAGAAGCTATTGAAGATATCCGTATCAATGATATTAGCTATCTAGATGCTAAGTATGATACTTTCGTTGAAGTGTTCCCAATGCTAGGTTCTGATAGTCAATTAGCTGAGCCAAACTGCGTTATTAACAACCCGGAGTGGACTGAGGATCACAAATTAAGTGGTATTGCTTACTGTTATATTAGATTTAAGTTTGACGCTGATGTGTTTACTGGAATACCTAATGTAGAGTTCTTAGTTAAAGGTAAGAAAGTTTATGACCCTAGAGATGGTCTAATTAAATATAGTAACAATGCAGCATTATGCATAAACGACTATCTTACTAATAGTAGATACGGACGTGGATTATCTCAAGTAGATATAGATGTTATTGATTCAGCTAATTACGTTGACTCTCGTTCTTACTTCGGAACATGTGATGGTGTAGTTAATACAAACGCTACAACTTTCGATAATACTAAAGCGCTACTTAGTGCTTGTAGAGGTTCACTAGTTTATAGACTTGGTAGCTACGTATTAATGACAGACGGCGGCTTCCATCAACCTATTGTTATGGACTTCAATGAAGATACTATTCTTGCTAGTGGTATTACGATTGATATTAGAGATAAAAAACGGTTAGTTAATACAATTAAATGTAGTTTTAACGACAAGGCTCAAGATTGGGAAGCTAATACTATTGTAGTTAAATCAGACTACGCAATAGGCGTAGACGGAACTCCTTTAGAAGCTCACATTTCTTTACCGTTCACTACTGACTTAATGACAGCTGAAACAATTGCTAATATTGAGTTAAACAAGAATAGACTTAACTTATTAGTAGATATAACTATGCCATTAGCTTACATTATGGTTGAAGTAAATGACGTTATAGCAATAGACTATGACTTAGCTGGTTGGAATAGTAAACTGTTTCAAGTTAATTCTGTAGAGATTAATGATGACGAAGTAAACCTTACTTTACAAGAGTACGCAGATGAAGAATACGAAGGTGCTACAGGTCAAAGTGTATTTGAACTCGACACAGCTCCAGATACTGACTTACCAGATATGCTATCGGCTGCCGCTGACCCTATAAATATAACTGCAGTTGAAGAAGCAATATGGGTTGCTACTACAGTTTGGGATGGACATTATGAATCTGTTACAGTAGTTAACTGGGAAGCTGGTGATGACCTTAGTACAGCATTTACTGTAGAGTACAAACTTACTACTTCTAATACTTGGTTTACTACTTCAGTTACCGCTGGTACTACAGTGACAATAAACGACCTAGTTGACGGGAAAGAATACGATATTAAAGTCAATGCTCTAAACGCTTTAGGAGTGAATGTAGGTCAGGAAGCTATTACTATGACGCCACAAGGTGGATGGCAGTTCTATAGTCATTCTCTAGAGGCTACTACAAGCATGGCTGCTACAGGTACGAGAGAATTACCAACTGAGTGTCATCTAAATAGTTCATTTGGTACGTCTGCAACTGGTAGTTTAATAGTATTGGCTAAAGTAGATTTATGTCAACCTCCATACTTAGGCACTAGCCAACATCCTTGTCCTGAGTTTATTGTAGCGGCAACAGCTAAGATAGCTCAACACCCTAGTAATATGTGTTCCCCGAATCATACCCTTACTATAACTCCAAGCTTTGTTACTGATTACTGTTCGGGTAACTCAGCTGCTCCAGAGTGTCCAGGTGTTAGTTATGGTGGAACTTGGGCGTGGGCTACTATCACTGGTACTAACTTTGAATCTTGGAACGGATTCTCTACTGATTGTATCTTAGGACATAACTCCGATCAATTCATAGATATATCTGGCGCAGACTTATACGATAGCTTCGTTTCTTGGTACTTGTACCCAGGCGAGTCTGTTATTGATAACTACTTAACAGTTACCATGACAGATGCGGATGCTGGAGATACTTGGCAAGCAGTAGCTGTTTCTACTACACAGATTAATATAACAATTAGAAATGCGGCTGGTTTCATTGTAGCTAAGCCGTTTGACTTCACACTAGAAGGTATCTCTGGCGGTAACTTCCACGATGGAATACTTGGTGGAACTGGTAATGCTTCTATAGGTGCGGAAATGACAGATACGTTTGTTTCTTCAACTAGAACTGTCTCTGGTACCGGATACTTTAGTTATAGCCAAGATGCGTTATCGCCGGCTGAAAGCATAGTTTACTATCCTTCGAATAACATCTACTACTCGACCCCTGTTGTTACTATTGAATTAGAGGCTGGTTATGACTATGGCTTCCTGTCTAGTAGCTCAGGAGGCTTTGATCTTAGAATCTGGCCAAACGGTCAAGGTAGTTTGTACGGCTACAGTAGCCACATAAGAAAAGAATATTCATTCACAGCAATAGGTGCTGGTTCACAATAATTAAGGAGAAAGAGAATAATGATAGAGATATCAAGAAAGGAGTTGCATTTAGCAGCTTACATGAAGGCTCACGGAGCCGAGTTTATAGACTTCAGTAACGATTGTTTCGTTTTCAATAGCGATAGACCTGAGACTGAATGGAGGGTTGCACATATCAATAGCTGCTGCCTAAAGACAGACACAGAATTATTTGCACTAAAACGTTTCTTCTAAGATATAATCTTCAGTTCCTAGTTCATTTTGACTAGGAATTTTTATATATAAAGAAGGAAAAAGTTATGGGTTTTAAGAACACAGCGAAATTAGTTAAAGCGTCAGCACCATCAAAGAAAGGTGTTTTATCTCTAGTAGAATGGAGAACAGAAAGAGCAGAGTCAATCAATAAATTAGCTAACTATTGGGATGGTCATACATTCGTAGCAAAGCTAGGTATCTACACTGTTAAAGATAGCGACGGCAACATGTTCACTATGGCTTGTGCAAATGAAAAGGACGCAATGGCTGCCCTTGAAGAGTATAAAGTTGACCTTTTAGCTGGTAACTTTGATACTGAGATTGAAGAGATCTACAAAAAGAGCTACTCGTTCCGCTATAATGCAGACATCGCACGTATACTATCAGCATTAGCTGAGCTAAGAAAGAATAAGAAAGCCCTAGTAGCCTCTGGTCAATCTACTGTAGAAGTTGAGACGTTAATTTCAGCTAAAACTATAGAATTTGATAAGGCTAAAGCAGACTTCGTAAAATAAGCTGTTTGGGGCAAAATTGGGACAAGGGGGATTATGCAACCAAAATATGCTTTAAAAACAATCACTTATAAGTCATCTACCGTAATATAATCACTACTATAGGAATTAGTCTTTTCCTTATAAATCAAGACCT